TGCTGGTGACAAGGTAAAAGAAGTGATCGCCCATGTGGTAGACATCCAAGACACCTCCAGTGCAGAGGTGGATGAAATGTTAAACGAGTTTGAAAACCGAACTCAGGCTGTATTGGAGGAAGACTAATCCATGGTTCTCGATCAGCAAACCGTTGATAAATTGAAGACGACAAACGCGAACCTCGATAAAGTGGATTCCATCCTCAATGGCCCCGAACTGAAGGCGGCGAAGTTTCAGGCGGGCGCCCCCAAACCCATGGACGAAGACACCCCTCTGATACAGCCTCTTGATAACTGGGACGAAGTGGATAAACGCGGACCGGGGAAACGGATGTTCTTTACCCCAGGCAGCGCCCGGTACAAGGCACGATTTGATTTGATTGATTGGAGTCTAATATGATGAAAAAGATCCAAACGTGTCTCTTGATCATTATTTTCTCTTTTCCGTTTGCAGGTTGCGGAATGTTGGGGATTAAAGATGTCGATCTCACCACCGACCCCGAAACAGGACAAACCCAGATTCAGGTCATACCGTTGTCAGAAGATGCCCAGGGACAGATACAGTCCATTCTGGGAAAAACGGAAGAAGCAAATGAATGGCTCATGTGGCTGGCCGGACTTGCTGGACTGGGAGCCTCACGCCCACTTTTCCTTGCACTTCGGGAGATTCTGGGAAGAGTCAAGATAACCAAACCGAAAGGAAAGAAAACGTAAGTCATGGACGTGTCCCGAAGCGACGTTCTAAAAAACAAAGACGCGATCATTGACGGATTAAGCGAGGGACAGAAACTCCGCTTGTCGCGCGAAGTTGAAAGAGAACTGGCCCTAAGGGACACATACTACCTCGCAAAGTACGTGTTGGGATACGATAAGCTCAGTAACTATTTCCACAAGGCCCTGTGCAGGTTCTATGACCGGAACCTCTATCAGAATCAACTCCATCTTCATCCCCGGAAGCATTTCAAGACCACCCTGATAACCATTAGTGGAAAGATAAGAATGGCGCTTCTGGACCCCAACATCACTATCTGTATCAACGCAAATACCCTCGGAAACAGTGCCTCGTTCCTCCGGGAGATCCGAGCCCATTATTGCACCAACGAGAAGTTCCAACACCTGTTTCCGGAACACATCCCCTCCCGTAAGAGCGAGGAAGGGACCACGGACTATTTCACGACTCCCGCCCGGATGAACAAGACCATTCGTATGCACACTTTTGAGATTGCTTCCGTGGACAAAGCCATCGTCTCTCGTCATTATGACATCATAAGTTTTGATGACATCGTGGACGACAAGAACGTGGCGACCGCAGACCTGCGCCAAAAGATCTATGACAACTATGTGACCTCCCTTTCCACCACGTCCATCAACAGAGAGAATCTTCCCTGGCATCATATTGTGGGGACGCGGTGGAGTTTCGATGATCTGTACAATGACCTGATCGAGCAAAACAGAAAAAGGCCCACGTTTAAAATGATGATCACTTCGGCGTACTGGAAAGAGAAAGATCCGGAAACAGGTAGTGAATATACCAAGCACCTGTTTCCGGAGAAGTTCCCTGTGGAAGCTCTAGAGGTGTTGCGTGAGAAGCAGGGGGATTATAAGTTTAGCTGTACACCTGGTGATGCGACTATTTGGATGGCGGATGGTACATTTAAACGCATTGATGAGGTTGAGGTTGGTGATCAGGTTGTTGGGTTCGATCGAGTTAAGGATTCTAAACAGTTTGATCGGACAAAACTTGTAAAAACAGTTGTAAAAAATATCCAGTCTCGTGTAGCACCGGTTGTTCAGGAGATGATGTTAGGGAATGGAGATCTTGTTTATTGTACCCCTGATCATCGATGGTATACCGGAAGAAAGGACAGAAGTCATCGGTTGTATAAACCAGCAGAGGTTGGGAGTAGGTTAATAAAGGTTATTGAGCAAATTTATAAACAAGGGAAGCGTTTACGTGTTGTGGATTCTACTAATTTAAAGTTAAGTGGTGATAATACAAAACCAAAGGTGTGTAGGATTAAAGTATATCAAGAAAATGTGGCTGTTTATGCTCTTGTTACAGGAACAGGGAATTATATTTCTCAGGGATATGCATCCAAGAATTGCCTTTATCTCAACAACCCCGTGCCCGAAGGGGACATCACCCTGAATCCCGCAGATCTCCAGTATTTCAGTGAGGGAAGCGAGTGGCTCAAACGCAGACAACCTTTCAGCTACATGATGTTCGTGGACCCTGCTGCCACCGAGAAGAAGCGTAAAGGCGATCCCACGGCTATTGGCGTGTTCGCGGCAGACGCGCAGAGTAATTTCTACATCAAAGAACTCATACGGGGTTGGTGGAACCCCGATGAAATCATCGAGAAGATTTTTGCCCTTCAGCAGGCGTACAACATCCGCAAGATCGGTGTGGAAGAGGTGTGCTTCTCCAAATGGCTCTCCTTTTACATGGAGAAGGCCAAGAGGGACCGAGAGATGCGGTTCCAGATCGTCCCCATCAAAAGAAGCCGCCATTCTGGCAAGAAAGACCGTCATGATAGCATACAACCCTTCCTCAAGAACGGTAAGATCCTTGCACGGGATGATTTAGAAGAAATCGGGCAGCTCAAGAAGGAGTTACGGGAGTATCCCAACGGGGCGAACGATGATTTCCTGGACCTGCTCGCGGATGCTATCGCCATACAGCGGCTTCCGGTAAAGAACAAGCTCACCCGTGTCCCCTACCACGTTCCCCCCGAGGTCTACCGCTCCCGACGCGGGTTCCAAACCGGTTACACCTACCGAGCCCAATAAAAGTTTTGTGTTGACAGAACCCCCTAAGTCGCATAAAACTATACCACTAGCACGATAATGGAATAAGAACAATTGATGGTATTGTATCTAAGCTCTTACGCAGGAGAACTTTGCGTTGGCAAAAAGGAAACCATCAAAGACGCTTATTCCCGAAGAGGAAATTGCGCAAAAAGTTTATGACGACGTTCTTTGGGCGCGCGAGTTCAGGGACACGGAGCGCAGTATCGAATGGCTCCAGTTTTATAAGCTCTATCGCAATTTCATCGATAAGACCAAATACCCCTACGGCTCCAAAACCGCTATCCCCACAGCTTTTACATTCATAGAGGTCCAGGTATCCTTCATCATTGACATGATCATGGAAGGTGGTACCTTCGTGGAGGTGCTGGGCAAGACCCCCGAGGGGCAAGCTGCAGCAAGCTCCGTGCAGGATCTCCTGGACTACCAATTTCGCCACTCCTTCCGGATTTACGAGGACATGTCGGGGTTCGTCCGTCAGTTGCTCATGTATGGCACCAGCATCTACAAGGCGGATTGGAACTATAAGCCCGGTTGGCGGACAGAGACGGTCACCGAGGTCAACGACGAAACCGGTGAAGAGACCGTCAAGGATCTGACCACCGAGGTTATTCTGGAGTCTAATCCCCAGGGCCGGGTTGTGGACCTGTATAACTTCGGTGTGGACCCCAACGCCAGTCATGTGGGGAATGCTCGGTTTGCTTTCGAAGAGATGTATGTTGATCCTTTCGATCTCATTGAGAAGGAGCGGATCGGTCTGCTCCACAACGTGTTCGGTGCCCTCGAGGGGGCATCCAACCCCAACAAGGGCCTCGTGGACCGCATGGAGGAAGTGAATCTCTCCGGCCACCAGCGAGCTCCCATGCAGTCCCGCTCAAAGGTCCATATCATTGACTGGTGGGGAGATTTGACCGCTGGTGACGAGGGGGAGAAGTACAACAAGAAAAAGGCCAAGAGCCAGTTATACCACGTTATCCTGGCGCTCTCGGGAAGTGGACCCGGCGGGAACGGGAACCCCATTGTTTTCTTGGCAGAACCCACCCCTTTCGCCCATAACAAGATCCCCTTCGTAGACGCCCGTATCAATGCGTGTCCGGGAGAGTTCTACGGAGTCGGGGACATCGAATACTGCGAATCTCTCCTGGTTGAGCAACGAGATCAGAGAAACATTATGAATGATAATCTGGTCCGTTTGCTGAACAATATGTTCAAGGTGCGCCGCGGAGCGGATATTGATGAAGGTGAACTTGTTGCTCGACCGGGGCAGATTATCCATGTGGACGATCCGGATGATGTGGATGTTCTTGATTTTCCGGGCATTGATCCAGCAGCATTCAAATCCCAGGACGATATTCGCAGGGACATTGAATCAGCGACCGGGGTGAATGACTTCGTGCGGGGAGATTTCCGTAGTGCCACCGGATTCAACGATACTGCTTCCGGGATTACCATTATCCAGAACGCAGCTCTGAAGCGGATTGCTCATAAGGGACAGATCGTGCAGCGATCCATCCGGGATCTTGCCATGATGGTCCACGCCCTCAACGCCCAGTACCTGACCCAGGCCCAGCGGGTCCGTATCCTCAGCACGTCCGGCGCCACCAAGTATGACTTTGTGGACGTGTCGCCCGATGCTCTCCAGAACGAATACGACTTCAACATCGTGAATACTCCGTCCGTGGGCTCCAAGCAGATGCGGCAGCAGCAGCTTATCCAGGTCATGCAGATCCTGTTGTCGGCAGGACCGGAAAGCGGGCTCAACATCGACAAGCGAGCTTTGTTCCGAAGGCTCCTTGACG